GCCTCCAACGGATGAACCTCCGCCACCTCCGCCGCCGCCGCTTCCTCCTCCTCCTAAACTCTTAGCCTTAGATGAAACAAAACCAGCTAATGCAATTAAAGCAATACCTCCAGCAATTGCAGCTACTGGATTAAGAGTTTGCAAAGCCTTTTTAATACCAGCAATCGCTAAACCAGTTCCAATTGCCAATTGTCCAAGTTGGTTTAAAACTCCAGCTAATCCCCCAAGTAAAGCAGCTCCAGCAGCTTTTACAACATTACCTCCACTTGCTAAAGCATCACCAATTGCAAAAGCAACGTCTCCAATTGTGCTTTCTGTTCCAGCTTCTAAAATTTTAAAGGTATCATTAATAAACGCTTGAGTTTCTGCCAAACTTGTTACAAATGTTTCTAAAGATGTAAAACCAGCCGCAGCTCCATTTGCTATGGCCGCATAAAATTGATCTACACTTATTCCACTACCTTGTAGAGATGCTATAAACTCCTCATTTGATTTTGTTATCGCTGCAACATTTTGAGTATAAATACCTCTAGTTCTTGCAACTCCTGATTCAATAGAAACTAATTGTTGCTCAACACCTTCGAAAAAAGCTCCAGTCCTTTCAAGTTTAGCCGTATCTAAAAATTCAAGTTTAGATATATCCTCAAAAGTTCTTTTTATTCTATCAGTTTCGTCTGCTCTTTCTTTTGTTTGTTGTTTAGTCTCTTTTGTAAAGGTTGCTCCAGCTTGTATTTGCTTGGTAATCTCTTGAGTTAATTGAACATTCTCTTTATTAATTCTAGTAATTTCACCTTGCAAGGTTGCCTCTTCAGATAATGAATCATTAGCGTTATTAATACTTTTAATTAAAGTATCGTATCTCTGTAAATCTCCTTGAGTTAAAAAGCCTTCTTTTTGTCTCTTTTCTATTAAAGCATCTAATTGAGCCTGAGCGGCTGAGGTTTCTTGCAATCTTTTGCCTCTTTGCTCTTCTAGTTTTGTCTCTATTCTTAATAAGTCAATACCATTTTGAGCAATTTGATTCGTTGCCGCTTGTGCTTTAGCTTTTGCAAGTAAATTGGCAGCAACCTTTAGATATGCATCTCCTACTTGGCCATTTAATATTTGCTCTTTTGTAAGGTTTCCAAAATAATCTGGATATTGCTTTTGCAATTGTTCAACTGCTTGCAATCTTTTATCCGTACTAACTGCGGTATTTGTTGCTTGTATTTCTAAGCTTTTTAATACTGCCAACTCTTTCTGAGCATCTTGCGCTCCTTTTAAAGTAGCCGCTGCAACTCCGGTTAATGTTTCTTGATATTCCTTTAAAGCTTCATCCAAGCTTTTTGCCGACTCTTCAGATTTAAAGAAACCTTTTTGCTGGAGAATAGTAAATGCAGTTGTTAAAACTGAAATACCTAAAATTAAAGCATTTCCAGAGCTAAATATAGAGGCAAAGGCGGATTTTAAAGCAGCGCTAGTAGATCCACTTGTATTCTTTAAAGTTTGAAAGGATTGCGCTAGTTGTGTAATGTTGTTACCAACGCCAATAATACCAAATGGAGCATCTTGTACAATTCTCGCAAAGTCAATACCTACGGAATTGTAACCTTGAGTTGCCTGAGCTAACTTTTGAACTTGTGGAGCGGTTGTTTGCGCCGCTTTCCCTAATTTATCAAGTTGACCGGTTGCCGTATTTACTCCAGCGGTAAGGCCAACAACATTAGCTCCAATCTCAACCTCTATTCTTGGATTTGCCATTTCTTTCTAGTTTACTTGCAATTTCTAACAATTTCTTTGCTTTAGCAAAGTCTTGAGGAGTTGACTCTAAAGGCTTTATTGTTTTGTCCCAAGGTAAGGGCCAAATTCTAGTCGCATCTATATTTGCACCTTTCTTTAAATGTGGATGCAGTCCTATTATAGCGTGAACTCGTAAGCTCTCAATCATATCCTTTTGGTCAATCTCATGGCCTTTTATTAAAGCCTTTAACTCTTTCCTACTTAAACAAAAAAGCTGCTCATAAGGGATTTTTGTCCTACCTACGAGCAGCATTAAATTTTCTCGAGCGGAATAATCTTCGCTCTCGTCTTCACTTATGTTTTTTTTTCTTGGCTCTCACCAATTCCCAACTCCAAAAGCAAGTCGGCTAAAACATCGTTAAACAATTTCATTACATCTTTACCCTCAATCCAGACTTTTAACTCGTCTAAACTTACCGGACTTGTTGACTTTCGAATACAAGCTACTTTGTGGCATTCAAGTAATAATGTATAGATCAAGTCTATTTTAGGGATTGCTTGCCCACTAAAAGCGTCTGCAATTCCTTGTCCAGTAAAATCCTCAAAGTTCGCCAAAGCGCCCAAATTTGGGTAAAAGAAAATCTCTCCTTCTTTGTAAGGAGCTGAATGGTATTTAGCCATAAATTATGTTTAGGTTGGTATTGCGCTAATTACTGGCGCTCCGGCAAAGTCGAAAGTTCCAGAGAATGAAACTTGAGAGTTTCTTTCTGCGGTAATTTCGATAGAGTTTAATTGAGCATCAACTGTGATAATTTTATCGCCTGGATCAGTACCGCCAAAAACCAATTCAAATACTTTTCCAATGTCTTCCATTAGATCAAAAGCTGAAAGGTTAGCAGCACCGGTAGATGCAAAATCAAGATCTCCAGAGAAAGAAAAGGAGCCAGATTTGTCGCCGCCTTCAAGTCTTACTCCGTAATCGCCAGTACAATCGTTTCTAACAATTACTGATTCGTTGGAGATAGAAACCGAAGCGGAGGTTTTGCAAACGACTGGAAGAGAGTTCCACTCGAATGTAAAGAAATTTCCTAATTGGTAAGTTGCCATAGCTTATTCGTTTTAACAAATATACATAAATTTTTATTTATCAAGAGACAAAGAAAATATCGAGCGTGTAGCTTAATATTTTTTGATAAGCTATTTGGCTAGTTCCTTGCTCAATTTGTGTCCTACTAAAGTTTTTGCGGATGTTAATAGCTTGCAAGTCGATTGGCAAAACGATGTCTGTTAAATTCATTTTTTGCTGAATAGCATTTGAAATATTCTCCGATAATTTCTTGCCTCCGTTACCTTGTGGAAACTTGGTAATAATGTTAATCTGAAAGGTTGCGTTCTGCCTAATCGTGCAATCGTTATTCGTTGTTTCAGCTTCGTTCTGGTCAGTAATTAAAACATAAGATTGCGAACTTTGATAAATAGCTGGAACGGCATTTACTGGCAATTCAGTATCGTGAACTGGTATAATTGTACCGCTAAGAGTTAAAGGCGAAATTGCGTTAATAACTGCTATTCGTATGTCCGTAGATATTTCTCTCATCCTAAATCCTTGTTTATTTCGTTTTCAATATCAGTTACCAAGTTTGCCGTATTTCTAAAGAAAGCTGGCATAAGGTAAGGTTGACCAATAATTCGTCCTTGTCCATTTCGATAAAAGCGCCTGGCAATGTCTCTAACCTCTTGAGTATATTGAGGATTAGATAAAATCTCTCTAGCACTTAATCCAGTCCCAAATTCAAGCCAGGCCTCAATCTCAAACACCGGATCTCCAGCTTGAACTCCAACGCGCCAACTTAAACCATTTTCCTCAGATACTTTATCAATCCTTTGCTTAATGTTCAACGGCTGGCCTTCCCAACTGCTAGGAGCGTTTCTTATTGCTTCAATCTCAATATCGGTTGCCGTGCTAGCTAAAATATCTTTAACTGCATCGATTACAATTTGCTCTTGCTTATCTAAATCCTTTAGAGCTGCATCCAATCCTTTAACAGTTACCGCCATTAAATGCCCTCCATTGTAATAATATACTCCTTGTGCTGCCTTTCATCTTGCAATGAAATTCCAGTAATTCGGTAATAATCACTCCTATAAATAATTTGATAACTTAAAGTTGGAGTAAATAAAGTTCTGTATTGTATTCTTACTTCGTACCTACTAGGTAAAACCATTTGTCCAGCTTCTAATGCACTACTTGTACGAGTTTGCTTTACAGAGGCAAAGGTAACTAAAGAGGTTAACGGAGTTAAAACCGTACCTCCAGCGCCATCGCTTGCCGCTTGAAAGTTGACAAAGGTTACTTTCTGGTCGTATTTTCCAAAGTTTATCATACGAATAAATCCGCTCTATATTTTAACTCAGTTGAAATACTAGCCTTCTGAGCGTATTGCTCTTGAACGCTAATAATATTTTGTCTAAAAGCGTAATCCGTTGCAATCCTTTTAAGCATCGCCACTCTTAAATCTTGAGGCAAAGGATTATCGTTATTAAACCCAGCAGTATAAATGTAATTCTCCAACTCTGTTTCGTCAGTTGTTACATCCTCCACCCAAGGGCCAATTGGATAAATTCTTTGATCTCTTTTATTATTCTGTATTTCGACATCTCTCTCAACATAAAGCATTCCAGAGGCTTTCTCCGATTCAATCCTAGCAGCCGGTATAAGCTCATCCTCTATTAGAGTATCCCAATCAGAGAAATCGATTTGCATCCAGCTTTTAGCCTCTGCCAAAGTAATCGGCTCCGTTGCTACCTGGTAGCTATATTTGATGTCTAAAGGTCTAATTACGCTCATTTCTTTTTAAAGTCTTGTTTGTCCACTTTAATCCAAACTGCCAATCCTTTGTCGACTAAATAAGTGTCGTAGGTCTTGCCTACGCTTAAAATTTCGCCTTTTTGGAACGGCTCCAGATCAACCAATAATTTTATCATAAAGATAGTGTTTATTTCATTAAATGTTTTTTATCATTCCACGGCTCAACGTCTTGCCAAAGTC